GCAGGTGGGGGCATCCGCCCGCAACGAATGGATCCGGTCAACGTCCAAGCTGGTCAATGAAGCGGTTGACGCCATGGTAGATGACGTTGAAGACAGCGTGCCTTCCGGTGACGTCGATGTATTCACCGACTGAATATGCATACCGCCACACGCGCTGCCATCAAATCCGCAACCCGCCTGGGACTGGAAAGCCTGCGGGCCGAAGTGCCACAGCGCCTGAGCGATTGGGCTGCAGATCACTTCAAGCTGGCCGGCGAGTCCAGCCACCAAAAGGGCGCGTGGGAGGCGTGGGCGTTTCAGTTGGGTCTTCTCGACTTCATGAGCGATGACCGCATAGAAGACCTGGCGGTGATGAAGTCAAAGCGCGTGGGTTACACCAAGATGGTTACTGCCCTGGTTTGCTACAACATTGCCCACCGTCGGCGCAAGCAGGCCATTTGGCAGCCGACTGACGACGACCGTGACAGCTACGTCAAAAGCGAGATTGACCCGGTGTTTGATGCGGTCGACGCCATCAAAGCTGCCCGCAAAAAGGGCAAGGGCCACGAAGACACGATCAAATACAAGCAGTTTCGGGATTGTGCCCTGCACCTGCTTGGTGGCAAGGCAGCCCGCGCCTACCGGCGCATTACCGTGGCTGTGTCCATCCTGGACGAATGGAGCGCGTTTGACCAGCAGATCGAGAAGTCTGGCGACCCCGGCGGCTTGGCAAAAGGCCGCCTGGAAGGTGCTCCTTACCCAAAATTCATCGGTGGATCCACGCCGCGTATTAAAGGCCTTGACCACGTAGAGCGCGCCCTTGAAAACGCAGCCGGGTTTGTGCGCTTTCACATTGACTGCCCCCGCTGTGGCGTAGATCACCCTTTGATGTGGGGCGGAAAAGACAAGCTGCATGGCTTCAAATGGGATGACGCCAACCCAGATACAGTGCGTCACGTCTGTCCACACTGTCACGCGAGCATTACCCAGGCCGACTACCTAAAAGGTGGCCAACCCATGACTGGAACCTGGGTGTGCCAGAAAACCGGTTTGCGATATGGCCCAGACCGCGTCTGGCGAACACCGGCCGGCATGCCTGCCAACCCTCCCATCAGCCTGGGCGCCCATATCTGGGCTGCCTACAGCCCGCAGCGGAGTTGGGCCAGCATCGTTAAAGAATTTTTAGAGGCCGTCGCTGCCTTGGCCAAAGGCGATGCAGGACTCATGCAGTTGTTTGTGAACGAGACGCTTGGCGAAACATGGGAATTGCAGGGCGACCGCAGTGACGAACACGCCCTGCAAGCTCGTGCGGAAGAATACGACCTTTGCACCGTGCCCGTTGGTGGTCTTGTGATGACCTGTGGTGTAGACGTCCAGCGCAACCGCTGGGAACTGGCCGTCTGGGCATGGGGTCGTGGCATGGAATCGTGGGCGGTCGACCACCACATCATCGATGGAAACCCCGGCAGCGACGCCGACTGGGAGAACGTCACCACCTACCTGCAGCGCCGTTACCCGCAAGTCTGGGGCGGTGGCAGTATGGGCATCAGCGCCATAACCATTGACTCCAGCGACCAGACACAAGCCGTGTACAACTGGGTTCGCCGCAACACCCACACATTGCCGTACCTGCGCGCCATCAAAGGCAGCTCTGAAGAAAACAAACCCATCTTGGGCCCCAGCAGTAGCCAAGAAGTCAACTGGCGCGGGCAAAAGTGGTCGAACGGCATCAAGCTGTGGAGCATTGGAGTCGACACCGCAAAGGATTTACTGCTTGGCCAACTCAGCCTCACCAAGCCCGGACCCGGCTATGTGCACTTTAGCCACCAGTTGCCGCGCGAATGGTTCGAGCAGCTCACTGCAGAGCAGCGCATTCTGGCAAAAGTGGCCGGGCGCGATGCCTACAAATGGGTCAAACGGCGCCAACGTAATGAAGTGCTTGATTGCCGCAACTACGCCTTGCACGCCGCATTCAGCTTGGGTCTGCACAACTACACAGACAAACGCTGGACAGCGCTAGAAACCGCTGTGCAACCGTCAATTGACGACATGTTTAGTACAAAAACAGCCACCAGCCCTCAAGAAATAAGCGCCATAAGCTATCAAAAAAATAGCGAAGTGCAGCCACCGACACCAGCCGCTGCACCACGCAGCGCGCCGCCCCGCCCATTTAGTCGCGACTGGTAACCATGACAGATCACCCCAAAGCACCAACACCAGGCCCAACGCCAAAGCTATCTGCCTTAGCCCGGTCCGAGCCAGACCTGGTCGACCGCATCTTTGAATACATCTTTTCAGACCCTGCACTTGCTGCCGCCGTCAGAATGCACGCACAAGCCCAGCATGGGAATGAGGCCGCCAACGTCGACCACATCAAAACCGCCGTGCGCGCCGAATTTCGTGGCGAGATGTTCTACGTGGCCAGCCGCCCCGATACCGAGCGGCAAAAGATCGTGGCGCAAACCCTGGCCCTGTTCAACGGTCGCAATGCTACCGAGGTCGCCCGCCGTCTTGGAATTGGCCGCACCACTGTGTATCGCTATCTCAAGCAAGCCGGTGGCAAAGGGTAGCCCACAAAGACTGTCCCATTTTTTATGGAAATGGAACAGTGCCTGCCTTACCGTGACCAGCTACACGGCAACCAGCAGACACCATGTCCCACACACAAGCAGACCTCGACGCAGTCAAGGCGGCAATAGCCTCAGGAGAGCAGTCCGTTGAGGTGGCCGGACGCAAAGTCGTCTACCGCACCATTGACGACTTACGCAAAGCGCGTGATGACATCGCCGCCGAGCTGGCAGCAGATGCCGCCGCCTCCACCAGCGCCGTGCGCCGGGGCAGCTACCAGGTGCGATTCTCCACCGGGCGGGGCTTCTGACCATGGCCAACATCGCCACCGCCCTGATCGACCGCCTCATAGGCGCCGTCAACCCCAACGCTGGCCTGCGCCGCCTGCGCGCCCGCGAAATGCTGGTGCGTGCTTATGAGGGTGCAAGCCAGAAAGACGGCTGGCGCCCCCGCCGTGGCGGGGCCAGTGCCAACACCGATCACCTGGCCGACGGCGCCTCCCTGCGCACCCGCGCGCGCGCCCTGGTGCAAAACGTCCCATACATTGCCCGCGGCCTTGAATCTTTGGTGGCCAACACCGTCGGCACCGGCATCACCCCCCGCAGCCTTTCCGCCAATGCCGACGCCGTCGACAAACTCTGGAGCGAGTGGGCCAAAGTGTGCGACGCCGACGGCAAACAAGACCTTTACGGCCTGCAGGCCATGGCCTATCGCGCCATGGAGCAAGACGGCGAAGTGCTGGTGCGCCTGCGCGCGCGCCGCCCCGAAGATGGCCTGCCTGTGCCCCTGCAGATCCAGGTGCTTGAGATTGACTGGCTCGACAGCTCCCGCATGGGATCCAACGGCCCCAACACCATTCTCAACGGCATCGAATACGACCCACTGGGCAAAATCATTGCCTACTGGCTATGGAGCCAGCACCCCGGCGAACTCCTGCCCGGGCGCTCCTCCAAAACCGCCAGCTACCCCGTGCCTGCCGAGCGCATCATCCACCTCTTCGCCCCCCAGCGCCCAGGCCAGGGCAGAGGCTTTACCCGCCTGGCCCCGGTCATTGCCCGCGTGCGCGACGTCCAGCTGTACGAAGATGCCGAACTCCAGCGCAAAAACCTGGAGACGCGGCTCAGCGTCATTGCCAGCGGCGACGTTTCCAGCATGAGCATGACCGAGTCCGAGGCACAAAGCACCGTGCGCAACACCGGCGAACTGGGGACGCTTGCCAGCGGTGGCATCACCCAGGTGCCATCCGGCGTCAACCTTACCCTGGTCGAGCCCAAAGCCGCAGGCGGGTACGTTGAGTACGTCAAATACCAGCTCCATCTGATTGCCAGCGGCATGGGCGTCACCTACGAAATGATGACCGGCGACGTGCGCGAGGTCAACTTCAGCAGCGCCCGCGTCAGCATGCTGGAGTTTCGCCGCAACGCTGAACAAATGCAGTGGCTCACCATCATTCCCCGTATGTGCGACCCCATCTGGCGCGCATTTGTGGATGCTGCCAGCATGGCCGGCGCCATGAAAGCTCGCGACTACGCCGTCGACTGGTCCACCCCCAAGTGGGACTATGTCAACCCCGAGCAAGACGTAAAAGCCAACCTGGCAGAAGTCTCTGGCGGTTTCACCAGCATCAGCGAAATATTGCGCCGCCGTGGCTACAAGCCCGCGCTCGTGTTTGCTGAAATCAAGCGCGACTTTGACCGCCTGCGCGCTGACGGAACGCTGGAAGTAATGCTCCAGCTCCAAACCAATCAAGCGCCGCAAACGCCGGCGCCCAAATCACCAACACCTACCAAAAAAGGCTAATCCACCATGGCAAAACTCTGGATCACCGAATACACCACCGCTGGCGCAGATGCCTCTGGCATCTTGCTGCCTATGGCCGCGCACCCACCGGCAGCAGTACAAACGCCAGTCACCATCACAAGCATCAGTGCCCAAAGCGCCGCGTTTGGCGCAAAGACTCGCTTTGTGCGCTTGCGTGCAGACGTGGCCTGCCATTTTGTTGTCGGCACCAACCCCACAGCCACCACCGACTCCACCCCGCTTGACGCCAATGCAGCAGAATACTTCCAGGTACCTGCCGAGCAAAAGCTGGCCGTTATTTTGGCGGCGTAATGTTCGGACTCGGAAAACTTGGAAAGATGGGCCGCGTCGGAGGCGTGCGCGCCACCCTCGCCAGCATCATCTCAAAATACTCCGGCTCCCACCTGTGGGACTTCGGTGTCAGCGCAGACAAGGTAGCTTACGGCGCTGCATATCCGAATGCGTATCTGAGTGCGGAGTTAAACAGCAACCCCGGCCCGTTCACCGCAACAACTGGCTACACAGCCGGGACATTTATAGGCGGTGCTTTGCCTACATTGTCCATCGTGTCCAGTCTGCTCAGAGTAACTACTGCGGAATCGAACTACGGTGTGGCTGAGATGTCTTTCCCGACGGTTGTTGGGAAAACATATCAGGTTATTTTAGGCGTGTCTACTATCAGCACCGGGGACAGGTTGATTTACCGAATTGGCTCAACGGTGCAAGGTTTAGACTACGCCGACGCGTCATTGGCGTCTGGAGCGACACCTTCAGACTACAAGAGAATTTTTACTGCAACGGGTACAACGTGCTATGTCACGTTTGGAAACCACGCAACTCCACCGGGGTCATTTACCGAATTCAACAAGGTGACCTGCAAGGAAGTCTACGCCTCCGCAGCCGCAGAATTCGCTGCCACCTACCCCACGCACCACCTCTACCAAGACTCAGCAGGCACAACCCCCGCATTCCTGCCAACACACCCAGTTGGTCTGTGTCTCGATCAAGGCACGGGAAGTGTGGGTGCGGAGAAAGTAGTCAACGGCACGAATCTTGTTAACACAACTGGATGGACCGCTAGCGATCTGGGTGGATCAACTCCAGCTACGTTGTCTGTATCTGGCGGGTCACTTGTAGTAGAAAATACGGGTACATCGTATGGTGCGGCGGTTCAGGCCATACCTGTCACGTCTGGTAGCACCTACGTCTTTACTGCTGTTTTGTCAAAAGGCACGGCGGCATCTGTAAATATTCGTATCGGTGCGGCCTCATTTGGATGGGAGCATTTAGACACATCAACAACTGGCACGGCAGTACCGGTGCGCGTGATTTTCAAAGCAGCAAGCGCATCCATCAATGTTTCGCTGCTGAACGCAACGACAACAGACGGCACTGGAATTTATGCACAGGTTTCGTTAAAAGAAATCTTCGTCTTACACCCGAGCCAGAGTACAACTACGAAGCGGCCCGTGCTGAGTGCGAGGGTGAATCTGCTTGTGGCGACTGAGGATTTTTCAGTAGGCAACTGGACTAATGTTATTGGCGGCACAGGGTCTGCTCCTGTAAAAACACCCGGTTTCACAGACCCAAATGGTGGATCAACGGCGTGGCGCATACAGTGCAACCGTGGTGCTGGAAATACGTCTGCTGACTACAGCGTTGTGAGGCAGGCTGTATCTATCTCGGGTCCTAGCATATATACGTCATCGATCTGGGTTAAATCAAATACCGGAGCTACTCAGACATTTAATTTAGACGTTGCCAATGGACAACCTGTTACAGCAACAACATCATGGACAAGAGTGTTTAGCCAGCAGGCAGCACCGGGGCGCTTTGAGATATCGAACTATGGTCCAGACGGCGGGACAGCAGCGCTAGACATTCTTGTTTGGCATCCTGACATCCGCCCAGCCCAAACCCCGGCATCTTTCCCGGCGTATCAGCGCGTCACTTCAGCAAGTGATTACGACACTGCGGGCTTTCCGTTGAGAGCAGTTTGGGACGGTGTTGATGATGGAAATTCAACTGGCGCAGTGACACTCACATCCAGCATGGACTTGTTTGTCGTAATGCGTAGGGATAGCGCGGCACAGTTACTGATTACGCACGGCGACACCGGTAATTTCGTTGGCGCTTGTGTGTCTGGACTTGGTAGTTCTGCGTGTAACGGGGTAGGGTCTGGTTACACATTGCGCGTTGATGGTGTGACAGTTGCCGATACGCGGGATGCCCTGAATACCGCTATGAGTCCGAACAAGATACACCTGTTTGAACTACTCGGTGGGGATTTCTCCGCATGGAGTAATTTCAAGATTGGCGACTATTCCGGGTATCAGCCAGAAGGCCCATTTGCTGACGTTGTGCTTGTGCCGTCCATGTCAGACGCAGACAGGGTTGCTATGCGAAACCTGCTTGCCACAAAGAACGGGGTGACGCTATGAGCTATATCTTCTTGAATCTTTTGGTAACAGCACCCGCCACACCATTGGCGCAACAGTTGATCGAAGCAGTCGCAGGCGAAGCCGGTAAAGACACTCTGAGCGTACCACTGGTGCCCGTAGGCTCCCCACCCGGCACACCAGCAACATGGTACGGCGCAAGCGGCGCAATCGGCTCAGAGCTTGTACCTTTGCTCAAAGATGCTCAGGCACTTGCTGAGGCTGCTGGCATTGATTTGTCGCAGGCTGAACTGCTGCTGAGTCAAAGCGATGTGACAGAGATTGACGCAGAACCATGGTCGAGTGTGCTTGAGCGATTGGGGCTTGAGCGGCAGCAGGCCCAGGACGACTACCTCCTCAACTACCTGCTAAACATGGAAAGCCGTGGCTTTGATGATTGATTTAGCGTTTGGTCCAAACATCATTACGCTTTTCAGCTCGTTCATTGTCGGCACGGCCTTCGGTCTGCTGATCAGTTGGTTATCTTGGCCCTGGGCCGATGGACCGGAATAACACATTAAATAAAGGAAATAAATATGGTCTTTCTTCGAATTACAGCGGCTGACGGTACTCGCCTGTACGTCACTGATAACTATGTTGTTCAAGTATGTACAGCGGCAGATACTCGGGATGCTGGCTCCAACTATCGCTCTCCGAATGTTCTCCGTGGTCGTATCACATCACTGAAGTATTTGGATGGTGCAGCTGCTGCAGCCCCAACTATCACTACTGTTGCTGTATCAGCCTACGTAACTGGTGATATTCTCTATGAGTATGGTTACATCACAGTTGATGGGGCTTTTGTAACAATGATGAGTAACTAATGGAATACCTTTCACAAGATTACAACCTAAATAGTTTCACTGTAAAAGAGAATGCGACAGACTTTCGTTTAGAGCAAGATGTCTCAGCATACAAAGACTATGCCGAAAAACAACGTCAGCTAGATGAGATCTCTCGGAATGGCAGGAGCTATCGCTCATTCGCAATCATACCAGATGTGGTAGCCATAGATATTTTGACTAAATACGGTTTGGATATTCATGCGCCAGAGTTCATGAGCGATCCTTCCCAACTACGTAAGCTCAAGGGAATTATTGATTCTGACTACCCACTACTTAAGACAAGTAATATAAGGAAATAAGCATGGCAACACCACTCTATGATGCTTTGGTCGCTAAAGTCAGGGATTTCAGCAACAAACCAGAGACAAACACGATTCCCAACAGCGTCATACAGGACTGTTTGAAGTATGCGGCTGATGAATGCTATCGCGAGTTACGTATCCCGCCCCTAGAAGCTACAGCATTATACACAGTTGATGCCTCGGATAATGAAGGAGAAAACAGTGTTGGATTGCCTTATGGTAATGCATACACCACGATCCAGATTCCTGATGACGCAATTCGATTTATATATCTTCGTACTGTGGCAGAGAGTAATTTAACGAATCCATACTCCACCTATCCAAGCAATATCTCAAAGGTGTTTCACGAGATAACAGATGCAAGAACCTTTTTCGATGCGTATTCGGAGAAATACTCTGTATACAACTGGATGTGGAAGGGTGATAAAATATTTATCCACCCGCAGCTAAAAGTAGGTGCAACATTGGAGATACAGTACTACCGCAGATTACCTGCACTAGATGCCACCTACGATGTTGTATCTTACAACTACCTAATAGCCCTATCTGACGCAGATCAACCTTATTTATCGTTAGGTACATCAGAGGATACCCCACTGTACTTTGTAGGTGGTGGGGTATACGATACAGAAGCAGAGGCTTTAACCCACGGTACAGTAACAACAAAGTATTATACAGGTAAAGAGGTAGATAACTGGCTAAGGGATCAGAATGAACGTTTGTTGTTGTGGGGTGCTTTGATGCATTTGGGTGGTTCGTACTTGTTTGACGATAAAATGGAAGCTCGCCATAAAATGAAGTTTACTGAGTTAGTAGATTCGCTTAACAAAGAAGAGAAATGGCGTAGGGCTTCCGGTGGTAATGTACAAATCAATATAAACACTGGCGGTTTGATTTAAGGAGAACTTATGGGATATGGAACACAATCAGGTTCTACCTCGGCTCAAGCTGATGGTGGTGCTTTTAACTCTCGTGCTGGTTGGGCACGATACTCGAATCTAGCAGCAGAATATGCTAATGCAGCAGCAGCAAGTGCTGCGGAGGCTGCATCTGCTGTAGTTGATGCACAGGTAGCTGTTGATGCTGCAGCAGCTGCAGAACAATCTGCTATCGATGCGGCTAATGCATCTCGACTGACAGCTGGAACAATAACTACAGGGGCTCCAGGGTCATCTGCTTCAGTATCCATTACAGGAGTAGCAGGGGCTCAAGTACTTGATTTAACTATACCGCGTGGTGATATAGGGGCTACCGGATCATCAGGTGCTGCAGCAACAGTAACCGTTGGTACAACCACCACACTCCCCGCAGGATCACCCGCTACTGTCACTAATGTAGGCACATCCTCTGCTGCTGTCTTCGATTTTGGGGTACCTAAGGGTGTTGACGGTGTTGGTTCAGGATCTGTAACATCCGTATCAATTGCTTCTGCGAATGGTTTTTCTGGTACGGTAGCAACTCCAACGTCTACCCCTGCGATTACTATTACAACGGGTGTTAATGGGATCACTAAAGGGAATGGCACAGGGTTGTCTGCAGCGGTAGCTGGTACCGACTATGTAGCCCCCGGTGGAGCCCTCGGTACACCAACAAGTGGTAATGCAACAAACCTAACTAATACGATAGCCCCTCAAACTGCAGCAGCTACCTCTAAAACAGCACCAGTTGACGCTGATGAGATACCTATAACTGATAGTGTTGCATCCTTCGGACTTAAGAAGCTTACATGGGCTAATTTAAAATCTACTGTTAAAACCTACTTTGACACACTATATGCATCTCTAGCCGGAAATACTTTCACGGGTGCTCAGGTATACTCAGATCAGCAGCTGTCTAGGGGTATGTTTAAAGACGTTGGAGAGGTGTTCCTTGACAAGGGTAACTCTGGAACATCAGCACAAACACTTGATTATACATCAGGATCCGTTCAGCGGTTGACTGTGACAGGTGCGTTCACGCTCAACGCAGTAGCCAACTGGCCTCCAGCAGGCAATCTAGGCGCGTTGACGCTGGAACTGGTGAATGGTGCCTCCAGCGTGGTGACATGGCCGACTATCAACTGGGTCAAGAGTGATGGTTCGTTCACGACCACATTTGCCAGCAACGGGGTCACGCTTCAGGCGTCTGGAACTGATTTTGTGCTGCTGTGGAGCCGCGATGGTGGTACTACGGTGTACGGAAAGATCATGAGGTAAGCTATGAGTTTCTTACTACGTCGGGCGTTTATGGGGGCACCCACTGTTGCATACGCCACATGGAATCCTAGTGACCAGGCTAATGCAACCCTGACGCTTGGCAACTTGAAAATCGCAGCAACTTCTGGGGGAACTGCGGTCGGTGCAAGGGCCACTGTGGGCAAGTCTACTGGCAAGTATTATTGGGAAGTTACTCGCGGCGCATCTGGTACCGCTACGGAATACATTGGAATTTCCACGTCAGGGGCTTCGCTTACGGGTGGACCAGTAGACACTCTTATTATATCCACTATTGGGGCTATCTATACCAATGGCAGCTATTCCGGCTTTGTTACTGCGCCAGGTGCTAATGCCGTTATTGGGTTTGCGCTAGACGCAGGTGCCAAGACACTCACGATCTACGTTAACAACATACTACAAGGAACGTACACGTATACGTTCTCCAATCCTGTCTACCCTCGGTGGGTTTGCCTCGATAATGAGACAGGTAATTCTGGCACTGCCAACTTCGGCGCATCCCCCTTCGCCTACACTGTCCCCGGTGGTTACAACCCTGGACTGTTTTAAGGAATAATATGAAATACAAAATAATTGAAACTGGGGTTGAATTCCCCGCAAGTCATCTACCCGAACATTTCCCCTACGCCAGTCTTCCACCTACTCTAAGCACAGATGATTTGGCATTTCTTGGTCTGGTGGTGGTACCTGACGAGGAACCTCTTCCATTGACACCCGAGGAATTGGCGTCACAGGAGATGATCCGACAGCAACAATTCCAAAAGGATGTAGTTGATACACTGCAAGCCCGATTGGATGCTTTTGCACATACTCGCTCTTATGACAGTATATTGAGTGCATGTACATACGCGAATAGTTTGATACCCCGTTTTAGAGCAGATGGTCAGTGTTGTGTTAACATTCGGGATGCATCATGGGAGGCTCTGTATAATCTTCTCAATGAGGTTAAAGATGGTGTAAAACCGATGCCCTCCTCTGTAGAGGACGTTCTATCAACATTACCCGCTATGGAGTGGACAAATTGAGTGGGGAACAGATTGAACGAAGACAACTCTCCTCTGAGCTGATTGAGCTGATACGAGAGATATATGTCAATCAGCTGGCCATAGACGCTAAATTAACACAGCATATGCGAGAAGAAACAGTGGAATTAACTAACGAGATAGCACAACTACTGATACGGTCATTCCCCGATGGCGACCCAGATGGACACAGGCGAAGACATGAATCAGAGTTGAAACAGGCTGAAGCAAAGGCTGCCTTTTGGGAAAAGATGGCCTTCGAAATAACAAGATGGGGTCTCCTGGGTTTTCTTGGATGGGTTATTGTGGAAACATACAAAATAGTTTTATCTAAACTATGAAAGGTATTATATGGATATACTAGGTGGTGGTATAATGGGTACACTCATCGGTGGGTTATTTAGATTAGCCCCTGAAGTGTTTAAGTTCTTTGATAAGATTAATGAACGAAAACACGAGTTGGATATGTTTAAGGAACAAGCTGAATTAGAGAAACTCAGGGGAGATATCAAGCTATCTGAGATAGGTGCTCAACGCGAATTAGCTGTTGATACTGGTGTTCTTGCAGCATTTAACTCGGCTATAGTTCAGCAGACTGAGCTAGTTAAAGCTGCTGGAGTAGGATGGATATCGGCTATGTCGGCATCAGTAAGACCAATCGTTACTTACATCATCCTTGGTATATGGGCATTCTTTCATACATACACTGCCGTAACTTCCGGTATAGGGACTGAAGCTACTTTTAAGCTGATAGTTACACCTGACTTCATGGCATTAGTAAGTGGTACGTTGAACTACTGGTTCCTGGATAGGACTCTCAGTAAACGCGGTTTGTAACTAGTCGGAGCCTAATAAGAATGAATCTAAAAGCAGCACAAGCGTTAGCAGAGCTATTTGAAGGTTTCAGGAGTAAGCCTTACCTTTGCCCTGCTGGTATACCAACAATCGGTTTCGGGAGTACATACTACCCGGATGGTCGTAAGGTAACATTGAAAGATACCCCTGTATCTGTGGATGAGGCACGCGTTATGCTGCTGGAGGAGTTGGATAAGTGTCTCCGATCAGTAAACAGGTTGTGCCCCTCCCTCAAAGATGAGGGAACTGTAAATGCATTAGTTGATTTTGTGTATAATCTTGGTGCTGGTCGACTGCAGACATCTACTTTACGAAGAAAAATCAATGAAGGGAACTTCAGAGAAGCCAAGAAAGAGATACTGAAATGGAACCGTGGTGGTGGAAAGATTCTCCGAGGTTTGGTATTAAGACGAGAGGCTGAATGCCTACTTATAAGGAGTTAATATGGCTGAAATGCAAGTAAAAGACCTCGGATCCGGTGGTGTAAATATAGACAGCCCATCTATGATCCTGCCAATGAATGTATTTACAGATGTACTTAATGTTCGCTTTGATGATAACGCTGTACAGGCGATAACAGGTGAGACTACTGGTCGGGTAGTTACAATAACCCCAAACTACGGTATACATTGGAGGAGACCTGATCAAGGATATAACATCTTTGCTAAGGATGGCAATATTGTCAGGGTTGATGCAGCAGGAAGTGCATCATCTATGATGTCCTCCGTATCTTCTGACTACACAAACAGCGATTGGCAAGGTACAACTTTTAATGGTGGTTTTGCTATTGTACTTAATAACGGTAAATCGACACCTCTATACTGTCTGTATAATGATCCTACTGCTGGTACCTCCTTTCAACCGCTACCTGGATGGAACTACTACAGCGGTATTACGATAACTGCAAAAGTGATTAGGTCATTAAATTATTCTCTAGTTGCAGCTAATCTATCAATCACGTCTGGTGGCATAACAACTTTTGCACCGGGTACAATAAGGGTTTCGGTACAAGCGGCAACAGGGCAAATACCTCAAGTATGGGCACCCGGAACAACTACTGACACTGCTGACGAATTCGAGTTATCATCAACAGCGCAGGTGCTTGATATGGCCGAATTACGTGGTAATATGTTTGTATATTCCCAAGATAGTATTTCTATGCTCAGTATTGGTGCCACCACAAAGGTTGTGCCTTACTCTAAAACATATGGTATATTATCAACAGACTGTGTTGTAGAGTTTGATGGTAAACATTTTGTTGTTGACAGAAATGATATCTACTATCATAATGGTTCCGGTAATATAGAATCACTAGTAGATTTCAGAACAAGAAAATATTTTTATCGTAATCTTAATCAATCTTACATTGATAAAGTGCATGTTACACGTCATGCATTCTACAAAGAGATATGGGTTTGTTATCCGAAAGGTGCATCAACAACATGTAATGAGGCTCTAATATATAACTACAAGAACAATACATGGACAAAAAGAGCGTTATCTAATATCACATACTCTTTTGTAGGCCCAAATAATGTGTCTAATACATTCCAGTATGGGAAAGAGATCGTGTATATGACTACTGCTACTACACAAACACTACAAACAGATGACAACTACCTGATGTGGGATGGGTCGGCCCTGGTATCATATCTATCCTACGTGGAGAAGAAGAGAATCAATACAGCTAATCTTGAGGCTACTGGTCTGATCACCACTATGTACCCTGTGTTTGATAATGTGCCAACAAATGCAGACATCACTATTAGAGTGGCTGGCCAGAACAATTATGTTGAAGATATTGATCTGTCGATTGATGGCACTGGGTCGCACCCCAAGAGTACGTTCCATTTTAAACCAGATACTTACAAAGGTCAAGGATACAAAGTGGATCCTCGCGTGACAGGTAGAGTATTCAACTATCGGATAGAGACTGAAGGCTACTGGCGTTTAGCTATTATTGGTATCACAACACAACCTGTGGGGGCACGATAATGCTTAATGCACCAATTACAGGGGATAAAGCCCTTGATTCTTTTCTGTTTGACGTTCAGAATGAGATAACCTCTCCAACAGGTATTGCGGCTAATACAAATACAGGTGCTATATACGATACATCAACAGGTGTAGTCGTATCGTATCTTTACAAGTACATCCATGTAAGATACGCAGATGACAACATAGGCACTAACATATCAACATCTGAAACAAACAAACTGTATTTTGGTATCCAGAACACAGATTCACCCACCGCTGCCACAGAACCAGCAGCATACACATGGTACCTTACTGTTGGGTTTGGGACTATTAACCATCTATACTCGATCGTATCAGGTGGACGACAGATCAGGTGGTACGTTGGGAGCAGCCAACCTATTGGCTATATCGTTGTCCCGACAACACCAACAGATTTAGACACCATAACAGGTACAGGAATAGCAGGTCTGAGCTCAATAATAGCCTATAAAATACAGGGTCAGTCGGTGGCTGCACCTACTTTCACCACATCAACGGTAGGTAGTGCTGTACCATCAGGTTGGTCATTGACAGCCGGAACTGTATCTGTTGGGCAAGTGATATGGTATATATTCGGCAGGTACAACTCATCAACTGCAACGGTGGATGGAGTGCTTGCTAACACAACAGCATGGACAGGACCAACAGCAGCATCTGTATTCCAAGATATCAGAAGTGATAACTGGAATGGGTCTAATCCACCGACATTCTCAAATCCCGCTACATGGGGTACAGCAGGGTACTATATCAAACGCGATGACGGTACAGCGATCCTCAACAACATAGGTGCAAGAGGAACACTACAAACAGGTACAGCAGCTGTTAGTGGTTCCACGATGACTGGTAGTGGTGGTGTTGTAAACTCTGATGGCACATTTGCGTTGGGTAACCCAACTAATAACATCTCTTTCAATGGATCAACATTAACAGTTAATGGCCCAGTTGTTACCACAGCTAATATTGCGATTGGTGCGGTTAGTACAACTACTATCGCCACATTACCTACTGGATTAGTTGGTTATTTGTCTAGCTATACCTCGGTAGGTTCTCTGGATTTATCGGGGTATGGTACAAACCCGTGTATCGTAATGTTCTCAGCTAATGCCGCATTGTATTGGGATGATAGCTCTTCCAATGTATACTCTGGATGTATGTCTGATGTTGGGTTTAAAGCACAACAAGGTAGCGGCACCACAATGGTAACTGTTACTGTTTCAACACCAACAGGTGGCACATATGCTCCTGGATTCGCAAATTTATCATGCTCACTATATGTAGCTGATCCTTCTGCCGGTGTCATAGACTTGGCTGTTGCTACCAACTTAAGAGGTAACCCACCCGGTGGCGGATCCATATCAACATACCTTAAAACAAACTTTCTGACAGGGGGCTTAGCAACAATACTATGTCTAAAACGATGAATATACAAATGCTTTCCCCCGATATTGTTTCAGCTAACTGGTTCATTATTGAAGGATTCCTACATAAGGCGTTAGAGCACGGATGTGGTGAATCGACAACGACTGATTATCTTCGAATGATACTTAACTATGATGCCCAATGCTGGGGTGTTATAGAGGATAACACTATTGTAGGTGTCGGTCTGACTAAATTCATACAATACAACCAACACAAGACCCTCCATATTGTCGTATTCTCTGGTAGCCAATTCGAATATCAAAGTGAGATGTTTAAACATGTGGCAGAGTTCGCCAAGACCACTGGGTGTAAAAGTATTGAGCAATGGGGTCGTGATGGCTGGGTAAAAGTACTCCCGAAGTACATACCGGGGTTCAAAAAGGTTTACACCGTTATGCGGTATGATATAGGAGATACAAATGAAATATCAAAAAGTTAGAGTAGTAAAACACTATTTTGGTGGTGGAGGCGGCGCCCCCTCGACAACAACAGCCCCTACGATCCCTGAATGGGCTGTCCCGTATGCACAGGATATTCTTGGTGAAACCAAAAACCTGTATATGTCAGGAGATCTTAGTTCGGTTGCGGGTACTAACGCCAACCTAGATTCGGCTCGATTTGAGGGTGCTGAGGGTATCAAGGATACCACACGCAATAACCAAGGATACTTGGCAGGACAGATGGATCGGGCAGTTGATGCTGCTAAAAACACAAGTATGCAGAGAAATGTTTCGGAACAGGCTCTACGCGACCAGATGGGTCGTCTCACTGGTGGGGCATTGGATGGTAATCGTGGGTTCCAAGACCAATATGTGACTCAGAAACTTGGTGAACAGACAGCACTCAATAATACAACATTCGGTGCTAACGGTACGTTAGGCTCTGCCCGTAATATGCAAGCCAATGCCAACGCAGCAGCTAAGATTGGTGCTGATAGTGCTCAACAAATCTTTAATAATCAAGTCACTGTTGAGAAGGGTATTGGCGAAAGTGCTGATCGCAATATGAATCGTCAGCTAGCAGCTGAAAAGGTTCTCAGTGATAATGCCCAGAATCAGCTAGGTCTGCTTACGGGAGCTACTAACACTGTTGCTAACCTAGGACAACAGGAACGAGCTATCATGCAACAGTTCGCTGACAGCAAACTCAAGGGAATT